CAATAGAGGGAATCGCAGTAACGGTAACGGGCGTAGGTTTAACGCTATTAGCGGCGAAACGGGACGCAGTTTTAAAGCTGGTTAACGTTTCCTCACAGATGGCAATAAACAGGCATTTTTCAAGGTAGAATTAATCATTCAAACATTAAAACTTAGACAATGAAAAACAGGTATATTTTAATTAGTTCAATGACAGGGCGGGAAATAATAACGCTCAATATTACGGAAGAAAATAGGGCGGCTTATAATGCTATCTTAGTTCCGCTAGGGTTTGAGATTTACAAAATTCATTAACAATCATTCAAACATTAAAAATACAGTTATGAACACACAGACGCAATATTACGCAATTCCCGAAAGTTCAGCAGATGCCAAAGTAATAGCCAAATCAAAAAATATGGCTACTTTGAAAAAATTGCCAAATGTAAATATTTGCGCTCTTGAATACGTTGCAGGACTTGGTACAATAATGAAAATTAAATACAGGACTTCTACACATTCATACGTCTATTAACTAACTGGTTCTGGAATTTCCAGTCGTTGGGCGAAAACGTTAAGCGCAATTTTTCACATTTAAACTTAACTTACAGAATATGCACAGCGAACAGACACTCAAAAACGTTTACCCAGCACTCTACGATGGCAAAATTTACGATGTTTTGCAGTTTGGGAACATAACTGCCATGTACGAATTTTTGAACTCATTTCATGGCATTAATTGGCAATTTTTTACAGAAACAAAGGGATATTTTGCCGATTGGTATTACTGCAAGCAAAACACAGACGAAGGGCGGGAGAACGATAACCAATTCCTACACGAGATTAAAAAATTCAACAGCGATTTGCACTTTTCCAAATATGTAAACAACAATCACTAATTTTTAAAACCGAAAAAATGAATCATCAAGAATTTAGCGCAATTAACGGTTATATCGCAATGGGCAGGTATTTAACCAAAATGAAAATAGACGCAATTACAGCCGAAATAAGCGACATTTTGCAGTCAGGTAACAATTCCACCGAAAATGCAATTAAATGGGCGGAATTGCAAAGAGAAAGGGAGTTACTGCAAGAAAAACTGAAATACGGATTAGACAGGGCTGAAAACTAAACAGGATTTGAGATTAATTTTGCTCTTTGAAAAACATTTGTTACTTTTGTGATACCAAATAATTTCCTTGGACGGGTCTGAATTTGGTTTCTAAAATATAACATACATTTGACTCAACGGGGTGCAATTTATCAGGCATCCAAATCCCGTCCAAGGCTTTTAATTGGCTTGGTTTATTGCTCCCGTTGTTTTCCAATTCTGCAAACGAATATAGCAGAAGAATAACTTGAAACGTAAGTAGCTTTTGTAATAGGGTAATGTAGTTGCAATAAAAAACTGAAAAGTTAATAACGCTTGGACATTATCTAAATACCGACTGATACGCCAATTTCGTGCAATGTGCCAAAACTCACAACACGACCTTGCAAGTTTAATAGTATCTGTTCGCCCATTCAAGGATATGCGTTTCATACACGCAAGGGATTTACAGGAAAGTGAAAGTTAAGCAGGTATTCATATTCAACTGCTTTTAGCCTTAGTTAGTGGGTATTGTACCACTTGCAAGGATAGAGGATGTCTTATTTCAGTAACAACATTTTTTACACAAAAAACCAAAAAAAACAATATGCCAAAGTACAAAAAAATACGAGTATCGGAATACGCAAAGCTGCGGGGTCTGAAAAATCAAAGATTCCCGTCTGCATACTGCAAAGCAGGTAGGGCGAATGACTTAGAGGGCGTTAAGTCTGCCCGAAAGGTTAAGCCTGATTACGGCAGCGAATATTGGGAGTTGACAGTAGATATGGTGTATTACGATATGCATTGCGATAGTCTTATCAAAAATAGGGCGTTAACGCTACTCCTTGCCTAAATGCGGGCATTAAACAGAAAAGAGGTACAAAGTATCGGGTTAGGGGTTATCAGCAAAAGAAAGTGGGTATCGTAACTGATACTCATTTTTCATTTTAACCACTTAATAAGGTAAAGTTGACTGCAAGAATAGATTTGAGCAATGATGGTAAGTAAAATTAAGTCGTACCTCCCCTCCTTTAGAGATACAACCTATTTTACCTACCTACCTGCATCGAATGAGTTTTCACAACGTTTTGGCTGTTGGCGGTCATAAGTCTGTGAACGACCTTACCAACATTTAAAAGTGATTTGATACACTACTGCCATCCTCACACGTTTACTGTTTACGCCTTTGTTGATTGCTTACGGTAGGCACAAGCTAATAAGAAAAGGAAATCCCGAATCTCAGGAGACCGGCAAAGGTTTGAGTTCGGGATTTGAACGTTTGAAGGGCGTTCTATATTGGTAAAATCAGTAATTAAATTGAACTATTAGAACTTTTGCCGGTCTCCAATAGCACCACAAAAGTAAAGTATTAATTTTAATCTGCAAAATATTTATTGAAAATCCCGCCTAGAAAAGCGGGATTTATTATTAACAATCAAACCACATGATGAAAACACAAAACCGATGCGAAGGTACTAATTATTTGGGAACAACAACTTTATAGACCAATGACCTATTTGCAAGCGTTTTGAGTACCCGTTTCGTTCCGAAAATCTCAATCGGCGTATGTTTGTATTCTTAAAGTGCAAACCGTAGCCAAACAGCCTGAACCAAAACGTTCCTTTAGTTGCGTAGTGTTGAAACATCTATTCCGATTTAAAGGTTTGGGTGAAATAGTATTCAGAAGTTCCAGCACCTCCAGACAGTCCGCTATATGAACCAATATCGTAAGCATCGCAAATCTGCGCCCTTTCAACTTCCAGCAGTGTGGTTAGTTTTTCATACAGGTCTGATACTGAAATAATATCAACATCAAATGACTCCCCAAATGCGTCAAAATCCATTATTTTCCGTTTGTTATCTTCGATGAAAGATTCCAGCATCATCAGTGCCGTCTGTTTCTTTTCGTTACTCTGTTCCATCTTGTTTTAGTTTAATCGTTTAAGTTTATCGACCTGCCGAGGTCTGTTAGTAAATAGTGGTCTTTGTTGTCGCTATTTTCATTGCTTATAATCCCTTTTTTTATCAACGCCTTTGCGGTTGTTGTGTTAATGGTTATCCACCTATCAATTAAAGTAAACCAATTGTATTTAGGCTCTATGTATAAGCCTTTGCAATTGTTGCCCCTTATTTTTTCTAGGGCATCTTTTTGGCTTTCGCTTAGTTTTATTTTATTCTCCATCTGTTTGTTGTTTGAGTGCAATATTACAACTTTATTTTGAAATTAGTTTATAGTTATGTACTTTTACCAAAAAATATTTTATAGCATGGAATTGACCGTAAAGCAATACGCAGAAAAACGAGGCATTAATAAGGGTTACATTTCCCGAATTGTAAGAGATAAGAAACTACATTTAATGCCCGATGTGGTTAGTATCTCAAAAAAAATAGACGCATTTGGCACATCATTTTATTCGCTGAAAATGAAGCCTACAAAGGACTTGAAGGTAGTTAGTAAAAATTCTAAAAAGAAATATGTTTAACATTGTTTGGATAGTTCATACCTATATACTACCTTGCACCCATTATCAACAACAAAACTAAAAAACATGAGCAAGATTAGCAAGCAATTCAAATTCGTTACGCCTTACGGGGGTAGCGCAACGGTTAAACCGATTGAGATTAAAATTGAAGGTGTAGGGTACAACTACGGAATGAATGAACATAACGAAATGGTTTATGATTTCGACATTAATGATGTTTATTTTGACGGTCAATGTTGCACGAACTTTTTTAAATGGATTGTGAAACGTGATGCGTCCGAATCTTGCATAGAGTATATTAATGAAGTAACTTATGCCCACATAGCGTATTTATTCAGTTCTAGCTATGAAGATGCAAGTTTATCTGATAGTACGGACATTGAACAAGATACCCCAACAAGTGCCGTACAATCTCTCCAAAACGGAAATTTCAGCAGTTCAAATCTGTTTGCGGCAATAGGCGAAATTTGCAGGGGTTACAATACTCAAATTCTTAACAATCAAATTCAATAATATGCTACTGAAAGACGCATTAAAACAGCAAGCCGAAATTAGCGTTAACAACGCAATAGAAAAAGCAACGGTTATAAATATCCTAACAGTTAACGGGATTGAATTTGAATCTATGCTGTTGAAAGACGGGGATTACATTTCGTTGTTCAGGCTGGATAATTCATGGGGATTTTGCAATAGTTACGATGCAATTTTTCCGAAGGTATCAGCGATTGACTTTATACGGTCAAACACCCCGCAAACGACCAACGAAAACATACCTTCACCGCACTCAATGAACATTCTATGACGTACTTATTAATGCTCGTATTCGCAGCACTAGCTGGAACGATGTACCACGCAATTAACAGAAATAAACATTAACACTTAAAATAGCGACATGAACAAGCGACCAACAGGATTAGTAGTCATTTTCAGCCCGTGGAAACGAAGGGCAAAGTACGGAGATTTGTTAGCACGATTTTACAACGCACTAAAACTTAGATAACCAACAAAAACTTTTAAAATTATGGCACAAAACGAATTAGCACTAATTAACCCGTCCGATTTATCCCTAGTGGAAAACAACGCAATGACGGGGGCGCAGCTTAGACAGTTACTTAAAAAAACACCCGCACAGTATGTGCATACCCGTCCCGCTAAAGGTGGTGGAACATGGGAGTATGTAACGGGCGGCTATGTAAAAAAAGTCCTTAATCTAGTATTCGGATGGAATTGGTCTTTTGAAATTGTAGATGAAAAGATAATGCATGGTGAAGTTATCGTAAAAGGTAAGCTAACCTGCACTAGCAATGGAGTAACCATTACCAAAATGCAGTTTGGCAATAAAGACGTTATCTGCAAAAAGGGTACAGATACACCGCTATCTATTGGTAACGACCTAAAGGCGGCAGCAACAGATGCACTTAAAAAGTGTGCCGCAGAAATTGGTATAGCCGCAGACATTTACAACAAAATGGATTTTAAAGAGGTAAATGTTTATGTCGAACCAACAATAACCATTGATGACTTAACCGAACTGTACGACCTTAAAAAAGAGGCGTTATCTCCCGAAGATATTACCAATGCCGAAAGGATTATCAACAACAAGGAAACCAATTCTTATAACAAGTTATTCAAAATGCTACAATCAAAATGAGCGACAACATAAACAACAGTACGCACAGAATAGGTAGGTTTACAAGTTCTGAAATTTACAAGCTAATGACATTGAACCGTAAAGGTGATGATTTTGGCGCACCCGCTTTAACCTACATTGAGGAAACAAACTTTAAAAGATTGTTGGGTAGGTCTTTAAACGCAGACATGAGCAGTAAGCCTACATCATGGGGGAATCTTGTCGAAGGTCTTGTATTTGATAAAATAGGATTGGATTTTACCTATTCCTCACAAGTTACCGATATTCACCCAACAATTGATTATTGGGCAGGTAGCAAGGATGGTACAAGAGAAGGCGAAAATCGGTCGGTAATTGACATAAAAAATCCATTTACCATGAAATCATTTATCCATCTTGTAAAGCCATTGTATGACGGTTTAAATGGCATGGATGCAATGAACTTGATACGGGAAAATAGTGCAGACGGTGAAAAGTATTATTGGCAGTTGGTAAGTAATGCCATAATCAATAATTGCGATTGGGCGGAACTGATTGTATATTGTCCTTACAAATCAGAACTAAAGGAAATTTACGCACTTGCAGAAGGTAATCCCGATGTTAAATGGTTGTCGTATGTAAGCGATAGCGAACTACCTTATTTGATTGATGGCGGATACTTTACAAACTTAAATATTGTAAGGTTTGAAATATCGCAAGCAGACAAGGACGCATTAACCAACGCAGTATTAAAAGCTGGCAAAATGCTTATCTCATATCCGACACTTAACACTAACAATTAAAATGCTAGTCAACCCGATATTAACAACGCAATTCCTAACCGAAAGAAAAAACGCAATGACACAACCACCGAGTTTATTTGAACAAGACTATCTGAATCAGGTAGCAGAACCGATTGCCAATAACTTTAATGATATTGTAGTATTCGCAACAGAGTGGGTAAAAGGTAATAAAACACCTTTTACTTCTGAACAGATACGACAATCTTACGAAGATGCAAAACTACCTGAACCCAAAAACCCTAAAGTTTGGGGAGCAGTTATAAAATCATTGAGCAATAAGAACCTAATAAGGTTTGTTGGGTATGGCAAAGCGGGTAAGAAAAGTAGTCATTCACGACCTATATCTATTTGGGTACAGGCATAACAAAAAAAACTTTATTTTCCTAAAACTTGCAAAAGTGAAAACCAAATAGTAATTAAAATCAACCCTTTTTTAAAATGGAAAAGATAGTAGAATAACCCCATTCAGTAAATTAAAATAAATTTGGCAGAACGGAAGAACTGTCGTAAATTGCGTACTAAGCGACTAATACAGTACAAATGAAATTCAAAAAACAATCCTTAAATTATCGGTCGGGCGTTACATTATTTGTATGCAGGTTAGTCGCTTTTCCTTGCCCGACCGTTTTTAATATTCTAATCTCTAAAAAGCGATATTTTGGCGAAACGATTTACTGACACCGATAAATGGAAAAAGCCTTTTATTAAGTCTTTGCCAGCATCTTACAAGCTATTTTGGTTATTCCTTACTGACGACATTAACCACGCTGGAATATGGGAAGTTGATACCGAAATTGCACAATTGAGAATAGGCACAAAGGTTGACATCAATAAGGCAATTGAACTGTTTAAAGACAAGATTGTAGTATTTGACGAAGGTACTAAGTGGTTTATTCCTGACTTTATTTTATTCCAATACGGAACTGAATTAAATGCAAAAAACAAAGTTCATTTAAGCGTTTTAAGGCTATTGAACAAGTATAATCTTATGGGGCATCTAAGCCCCTTGCTAGGGGTTAAGGATAAAGATAAGGATAAAGATATAGTAAGTAATACTGTACTTATAGAGAAAGTGAAAGAGAAAAAAGAATTATTTAAGAATAAATTAATGGAATTTAACGGTAAGTATTCTCCTGACGTACTAAATGGATTTTACCGATACTGGACAGAGGCAACGCCCGACATGAGGTTTTTAAAGTGGGAATTGGAAGATACATGGGAATTGAAACTACGATTGATAACATGGTCTAAGAACGATTTAAAATTCAACAAATGAGAAACGATATAAACTTAATGTCATTTGGTAGAGTGCCACCGCAAGATATTGAAATCGAAAAAGCGGTTATAGGTGCTATTATGCTAGAACGTGATAGCTTTGAATTGGTAATGGAGATTTTGCCTACTCCTGAATGTTTTTATTCAGATGCACACCAAAAAATTTACAAATCCTGTTGCATACTCTACAATACTGGAAATGTAGTTGATTTGCTGACCGTTACAGACCAATTAACCAAAGATGGCAGTATTGATACAGTTGGGGGTGCTTACGCCTTAACAACGCTAACACAAGCCGTAAACAGTACCGCCCACATACAAGACCATGCGAGGATTGTAATGGAAAAATATATGTGGCGTGAATTGATACGGATTTCGATGGAAAATATCACAACGGCATACAACGCAAGTGAAGATGTTTTTGAAACTATTGAAAACTTAGAGCATAAAATAAGGAATATATCAGATGGGATAGTAACTGACGACCTGCAACCAATTTCCAGTATTTACCAAGAATTACTATTTGATATTGAAACGCAAGACACAAACAAGACCGACCTAACGGGAGTAGAAACTGGATATGTAGAACTAAATTCAGTTACTAATGGTTGGCAAAGTTCTGAACTGATAATCTTAGCGGCAAGACCTTCGCAGGGTAAAACGGCATTAGCTTTGAACTTTGCGGTAAATGCAAAAGCTAAAACCCTGTTTTTCAGTTTAGAGGCAAGCAGTAAAGCATTGGTTAAGCGTATTGCCGCCTGTAAGAACAATATTCCATTTAAAGCCATTAGAAGCGGTATTTTAAACGATTTTCAGAAATCCATACTAAACCATGCAATTGCTGATTTCAACCGTTTACCGCTAAAAATTGACGATAAGACGCAAACATTATCGGGTATTATGAAGTCTTGCCGCAGGGAAAAGAAACGCAACCCCGATTTGGGACTGATAATCATTGACTATTTGCAGTTGATTAAGACCACAAAGGAAAAGAACGGTAACAGGGAGCAGGAGGTAGGTAATATCAGTAGGTCGTTAAAGTTATTGGCAAGTGAATTGGAAGTACCGATTATTGCATTGGCACAGTTAAATAGAGCAGTTGAACAGACAGCAAATAAAAAGCCTTCATTGTCTAATTTGCGGGAAAGCGGCAGTTTGGAACAAGATGCAAATATTGTTATCTTTATTTGGCATGAGGAAACGGGGAAAAATTCGGATAATACCCCTATTGTAAAAACGCAGTTACTCATTGAAAAAAATAGGGATGGGGAATGTAAGCCGATTGAATTAAAGTTCAATGGTGATATTCAAAGGTGGATAAATGCAGAAGATTTTGACCAAGCCAAAACCGCATCATTTATTACGAACCAATACCAACGCACCCCGTATAAAAACGACATAGACGAAGACACACCCTTTTAGCATTTAGAAAAGATTTAACGGATTTTTTAACTTAAACTAACACCGATTAATTAATATTTTAACCAAACAATAGAAACACATGAACAATCCAAAAGCAAAGAAAGTAGGCGACCAATGGGAGAAACGTTTTAAGGACGTTGTTTACTTGATGGAGAAACAGCCAAACGGGGTTGATAAAGCGATTAAGCGGATAACGCCTTATGTAAACCCACGCAAGGCAAATTCGCTATCAGGAATCCCCGAAACGGCAGGTAAACCCGTATCTAAGAAGATGCCGATTAACGGTGGGAACAATTGGGTGGTGGAAACTTTGAACAAGAACAAAGACGTTAAGATACGGAAACCCGACTACGAAACTAAGCGGGTGCAGATAGACCGCCGCACATGGATAGTCGTACCAATTACAACACCAAATGAAGTAGCCGTTGAAAAGTATTTATCAAAATACAGACCAAATTACTCATTTTCAGAATGGTTAAACATTTACTCACGCTAACCGTAAACAATCCAAAACGTAAAACATGAGCAAACAAAGCAACTTATTTGGGCAAGAGTTTGCACCAGATAAAGATAATCAAAAGTATTCTTTAAAAGTAGATGCACCTATTTACGAGCCTAAAAATGTCAAGCCACATTTAATGGAACTTTTGGATAAATCTAAAACCCATAGATTGATTAGGGAAATAGATAATTCAAATCTACCGATAGATGAAAAGACATTTTTAATTGATGCGGCAAGACGGCATAATGTTTTTAACTATGAAAAGATAGCCGATTATTATGCACATTCAAGTAAGGAAATGCAACACTTTATGGAACGTAGCGCACTTGTAATCATTGATTTTGATAAAGCCATTGAATATGGATATGTGAAACTTTGCGATGAAATTCGTAAACAATATTTAGAGGATTATGGAGAATAAAGATTTTGCCGTTTTTATCCTTACACATGGGCGGCCAGACAATGTGAAAACATTAGCTACCTTAAAAAAGTGTGGTTATACAGGTGCTATTTATTTCATTGTAGATAATGAAGATAAAACTTGCGATAAATACATTAAAAATTTTGGTATTGATAATGTGAAGATTTTTGATAAAAAAGAAATAGCAGATACCATTGATGAAGGCAATAATTTTGATGAAAGGAGAACAATAACCCATGCAAGAAACGCCTGTTTTGGAATTGCAAAAGGATTAGGAATTACCTATTTTATTCAGCTTGATGATGATTATTATTACTTTGGGTATCGTTACCAGCAGGGTGCAAAAATTGTCAAAAATATTAACCGAGTTTTTGAAATAATGTTATCTTTTTATAAAAGTGTAAATATAAAATCAATAGCATTTGGACAAGGTGGAGACCACATAGGCGGATTTAGTGGAATAAAACTAAAAAGAAAGTGTATGAACTCTTTTTTCTGTTCAACAAATAGAGAATTTCAATTTATTGGGGCGATGAATGAGGATGTAAATACCTACACTACACTAGGTAGTAGGGGCGATATTTTTTTTACTTTCACAAATATGCAGTTAGACCAAAAAGACACGCAAGGGCAGACAAGCGGTATAACAGATATGTACAAACGTTTCGGAACATATTGTAAAGCCTTTACAACCGTTATGATGCAACCTTCTTCAGTAAAAGTATCAATGATGAATACAGATAACCCACGCATACACCATTCAATTAAATGGGCAAATACAACCCCAATGATAATTAGTCAAAACCACAAATTGAAATAACATGACAGCGAACCAAAACCAAATTAACGAACTAGGGCGAATAATGATTCGGGTGTTCCTAATGCAGCAGGTGCAAATGGTGAACCTGAACGACCTGAAAGATTATTCGCTATGCCCACCCGTTTTAAAGCCTGACATCGGGAAAGTGAAAATGGCTATGTTGTCATTAAAAGCAACGGCAATAAAATCATTGCCTGATATAACCGCTAACAAAATGATGGCGGAACTTTCATCAGAAAGAATCCACGACATAAACCTGATTTTAGACCACCTACACAAAATTGATAACCTAAGCGAAGTTTACACATGGCTCTGCGAAATGACACAAACAGCATGATTTCACCGTATGTATTGCCCGGAATTGCGACAAACAAAATGCTTTGTAGCAACATAGCTTTAAAAGTAGCTGAATATCACAAAATGACCGTTGACGAGATAAAAGCAAGAGATAGGAAACGAAAGGTAGTCGAACCGAGGCAGCTTGCAATTTGCGTAATGTTATCTAGTAGAATATCTACCAAAGACATTGGCAAGTTTTTCGGATTAGACCGTACTACGGTTTTATCTGCAAAGGAAAGGATAGACGCTTTGATTTCCACAGAACCCGATTTCAGGGATAGGTACAATAAAGTAAAACAGTACGTTACAAACAATTAACATGAAAGGTTGGACGCAAAAAGACATAGACGCTGTAAACGCCAAAAACGGGGCGGGTCAAGTCAAAGTACCTAAAACTGAAAATAAAGCCGTAAATCGAAAGTCTGCGCCTAATACGCCCGTTTCTGACCCTATCGGACTATCCCACATTAAAAGTGTGCTAAAAAGAAAGGGTATTCCGTTTGAGGTTGAATGGCGTTTTCACAAAAAAAGACGTTTCAGATTTGACATTGCCATATTGCATTTTAAGCTAAGTGTAGAGTACGAAGGCATATTTAGCGGGAAAAGTCGCCACACATCATTGAAAGGCTACACGATGGATGCAGAAAAATATAATATCGCAATTATAAATGGTTGGCACGTTTTCAGATACACCGCCTTGAACTACAAAGATTTTGAAAGTAACCTGATTGAATTTCTACTAAACTACAATTACAATAACCGAGAGGTGAACTAAAATAAAAATAACACATGGAAAAGAAAGACCTGAACGTAAAAATTCAGGTCTTTTTAATTAATCGGGATTTCCGATAAATCTATTTCAACTGTTCGGAAAAACCGAACAACTACATTAAACGATACTTTCAGATAGGTACAAATCCGCTTCGGCTGTTCTACGTTTGGTAAGACCTGCCAACACCTGCCCCCCTGCTTTATTCCACATGGCAAAGCCAGCACGAATATCCCCTTCGCCCGTTACAATGCGCTTTTTTAACGTGCTATTTTCAAATGCACCCGCCCCGCAATTGTAAACAAAGCTACATAATGCGTCAAATTGATTTTGGCTTAATTTCAGACCTACTAAGGCGTGATAACAACGATTTTCAATGTGATGCACCAAATAGTTCTTTGCCTGTTCTAACGTAACGGGATAGTCATTCATTGTTACTTTAGTTCCCGAATTGTACATAGTCGTACCGAATCCGATTGTCGGTACGTTAACGCTGTCGAGGTAAGGTTTGGAACTGTACCCCTCAAATTGGCAAATTAGGTCTATGCCTTTTTCTGAAATTGTCATGCTATGAAGTATCTTTTGATTATCTTGAATATAATGTAAAGGACTGCGATTAGTCCTATCCATGCGAAAGTGTTTTTAACCTTACCCCAAATTCTACCCAACCAACCTACCGTTTGTTCCTTTACGGTTGTTTCATTGTGGCTTGTACTCACGTTTGATAGTTGTGTCTTTAGTTGGTCTGTTTCATTGGACTTCTGCCGTACAATGGTCTGCAAATCCATTACAACAATGGTAAGGCTGTCCGAGTTACATTCGATATGTTCAACGCCTTTATTTACGGTACGGGTCAACCTCAAATTACCTTTCTTAATTATCGTATCGGTTGTGGAATTATAATCAATGTCAAATGAGGCGTTATTGCCCGAAATACCTATTGCGCTATCATGTGTAACAACGCTGTCTTTAGTGGTCGTAATGGTACGATAAACCACGCTATCAACGGTTTTAATTACCACGCTATCCCGAACATCATGGCTTACGTTTTTCAATGCCTTGCAAGATGGGAGTAAAGCAATAGCGATAATCAGTGCAATGTATCTCATATCAGCAGTTTGAAAATGACGTAACCCATAACGCATAGAACGCAAGCAATAATACACATATCCCGTATCAGTCCTTTATCTTCGGGTAGCATGGAACAAAGATACTAAATATTTTGAATAAAAAAATAGCCCCAACAGTAGTAGCTATCGGGGCAAGCGTTGGATGGAAGCCAACTATTTTTATTTAAAAGGTATTGCAAATGTAAATTTAATTTCGTTAAGTTCCAAACACAGAAGGTCTACTTCCTTGCAAGTCCTTGTTTGTGAACTTTCAAAGTTTGATGTTGCTTTAATAGAACTTCTATCTGTATCACAACAACAAGCTATATCTTAGCGGTTCCACCTTCCATGTGGGTATTAGGTAATCTGTCGGACATTTTGCAAGTCGCTAGTTGAGACCTTCCACTCATTGCTAGCACTATCGACCCTAATAATACTTTCTACTTACCAAGTCAGCTTTCGCATCGAAATAAATAGTTTCCTAAGAACAAAGCTAAACTTTCATTTTTGTATGCTACTACATACAAGCGGAGGGAAACAGTTTAAGACCGCTTTACAGTTGTAAATTTAACGAATAAAATAGGAATAACCAAATTTATTTTAAACCGTTGTAGTGTTATCCTTGTCCGTTGTAGGCTTGCCACCTTTCCAAATAGAAACCATGTCAACAACTTTGATAAATCCGAATAACACGCCAATAGATACCAATATAACTACCAAATGCTGATAGTCGAACTTCTGCGTCTTAATCGTAGTGTAAAGTTCATTGAACGCCACAACCATAATCAAGACAAATCCCGAAGTCCGGGTAGCCGAACCTTGCCCGTTATCAGACAAAACCGAAGTGATAAAATCCCACTTCTTAACCAACATCCAAATAGCAATAAAAGCTATTACCAACAACGGTAAGTACCGCAAAATGTCTAACTTAATCATAGCATTTAGTTTTAACTGTTCCTATTATTTGTTAATACCTTAGTCAACATATCTTCTATCTTGTCGAAACGCTTATCTACCGATACAGTCAAATTGTGCATATCAGACCGGAAAATATCAACCATTTCTTTACTCGCCTTAACTTCCTCAAGTCGCAAAATAGCTATATGCACAGACTTTCTACTTTCATCACACCTAGCCGCATCCTCGTCAATTGCCCTAAGTCTATCTGATGCCTCCCTTGCCGATAAGCCAAAATCAATAGCCATTTTTACTATTTTTTGTTCAATTTCATTCACCCTTTGTTTCATTACTGCAACTGTAATAATCCATGTCATTACGCTAGCCCCTAAAGAACAACAAGCGGAAATTAAAACTGTTAAAAATTGATTCAAAAATATCTATTTTATAAGGTTAATAATTACTACAAACGCAATGGCAAACGCCACCAAAAATACTAAATTAAAATGACTGTCGGGTCTATGATGTGTCATTGAATTTTTATAGGTAGTTTAAATAGCGTATCATTTCGGTACATATTAAAAGTATCAACACCTATTTGAGTCGGCATCACATAGGCCGGACTAACCGTACTCACTGTAATGCTATGCAGTTGCGGGTTTGATAAATCAACCAAATACACATGCTTTGCATAGTTTGCGGGTATAGAATATTTTACATTTACAGGCAAAGTAATCTGCGTTAGGACTTTCGTTACCTTTTGCGCAGATACGCTCACTGAAATTAGAAATAGCAATATTGTCCTCATGGCTTAAATGTTCCTGTTGATGTTGTCCACTTAATGATAGTATAAGACCCGTCTGTTAGTGTTGAATATGTACCTGTTATAGTAGGCGTTCCGTATGATGTAAGATAGCGTACCATTACAACACCTGATCCACCTGCGCCACCATTACCTGCCGCACCGCCGCCGCCACCGCCACCGCCTGTATTAGCTGTTCCACTTGTCCCTGCTCCAAAGTCTGCATAACCACCTGCGCCGCCGCCGCCTTGTCCGCCAGCACCTGCTGCTGTTGATGGGGAATTATGCGAATATCCTGCACCACCACCACCACCACCGTAATAAACGCTACTACCTGTTATAGAACAAGTAATACCATCGCCCCCTGCTGCTGACTGTGTTGATGTTCCTGCCGCACCTGCTACACCTGCACCACCACCTGCACCACCTGCGTAATAAGCCGTATGTCCATCGCCACCTGCTTTTACGTTAGTACCACTCCCGGCCGCCGCTCCCGTTTGTGCCGCTCCGCCATTATTTACACCACCACCACCAGAGCCACCAGACGTTGGAGATTTATAAGTACCACCGTTATAAGTACCACCACCGCCACCGCCATAAGCAGTATATCCTGTGAATGTTGAATTGCTACCCTTTGCAGTAATGGCTACACCTGTTTCTCCTGCACCACCTGCTCCTACACTAATGTTATAAGTAGTACCTATTGTAAGCGTTTGAGAGGTTTGATAGTTCACATCACCACCACCACCACCACCTGCAACGTAGTAACCACCACCACCACCGCCACCAACTATTAAAAAATCAACATTTATAGTAGCGGGTACTGTACTTGCTTTCTTAGGTATAAGCATCCTCATCGGTTGCCCACCCGAACAAACCGATATAATACAACCTAATAAAACTAAAAATTGTTTACGCATACCCACTTGTTATTACCGTAGCTTGATGTTGTACAATATTGAAAAACCACCGTCAAGGTAGCTGTTGTAACCGTTGTTGTTGGTAGTGTAACCGTTGAACTTACAAAAGATGCACCCCACGTTATCGCCCTTGCTGCTGTTCCCGTTATCTGAATTTCAAGTATATCGCCATCTACCGGAGTACCTGATAAGTTCGTAGTCATACTCGTAATATCCGCCGCCTGTGCAGTCAGCTTATATATATCCACGTTATCAGTATTGATTGTAGGTGTAGCCGATGAAGTTGTATTACCAACCCTTGCAGTCCAACGCTTATTGGTTAAAGTAGTTGTAGATGATGCGGTAAATGTAGGCGTAACACTTGTCCAATTCGTACCGTCTGACTGCATTACGTTACCCGAAGTTGACGGTACTGCGTATGTTTCTGTACTTGCTACAAAATTTGTTCCGTCTGAAACTATAATCTTTCTTGTCGTAGCCGATGCGTTTGGATAGGTTGGAGTAGATGCTATCCAATTCGTACCATCTGAAACAATTATTTTACCACTTGTTGCACTTGCATTTGGAAATGTAGGCGTAGATAACACATAGTTTGCGCCATCCGATAAAAGCACTTTATTAGCCGTTGCCCCTGCCGATGTTGGGATAGTTGACGTTGACCATGAAGGCGTAGTTGTAGCACCTGACAATAGCATTTTATTTGCCGTTGCTGTTCCCGCTAATATCGCCCCTGCCGATGCCGTAGAATAAAATATACCACCGTTAGATGCTGTAAGGCTTGCATTTGTACCTCCATTGGTTAAAGCTACTTGCCCCGTAATGCCTATTGTACGCCCCGTTATAGCTATATTTGTTCCTGCCCCTAGTGTAGATACCACTTTGCTGAATGTAGTCGCTGTATCTTCAATTAAAGTACCACTGCCTGTAATTGTTCCGCCGCTTAAACCATAACCTGTTGCAACACTTGTAACCGTTCCACCTGTATTAGATGAGTTGATTGTGCGTCCTGCGATAGTAATATTTGTACCCGCTCCAAGTGTTGTAATAAGTTTAGAAAACAAAGTTGCGGTATCAATAGTTTGTGTTCCTGTTGTAGTTATCGGATTTGTGCTATTAGTTAATCCATACCCTTGACTTAAAGATGTAATAGTCCCTCCGCTCGAAAGACTTGTATTTGTAATAGTCCTACCTGAAATACTTATACCAGTTCCCGTTCCTAAAGTAGTTGTATATTTCTGAAATAAAGTAGCTGTATCACTTACTAAAGTTCCTGACGTTGTTATTGTTCCTCCCGAAATACCATAACCACTACCTACCGAAGTAACAGACCCAACGCCCTTTGCCGCTATCAATATATTCAAACTATCTACCGCTTTTTGCCTCCATGACCTTGTACTTACTCCGTTAACCGTATCTGCGTATGTCCAATAGCTACCGATAGGCTGAAAGTTAGTATTACCCCATGTGTTTACCGCCGCCGTTGTTGGGTATAGTGTGTTGTTCAAAGTTCCAAATGTCGTAGCTTTATTTGCCACGTTTTCAGCCGTATAACCTAATGACGGTTGTTTACCTGCTATAAGTACGTCTAAGCTATCCACATTCTTTTGTAGCCTGTTTCGTGATGCCACTGCGTAACTATCAGCTACAACCGTTCCCGCCCCCGTAATAGTGCTAAAATTAGTTCCCCAACCGCTTGCAACTGATGTTACTGTGCCTGCACTTGCGGGAGTTGACCATACACCATCACCACGCCAATAAGTTGTAGCCGATGCAGAAGTCCCACCGTTCAAATTAGTAACAGGAATATTCCCACTAAGGTTTATAATCGGGTTAACTGTTGGTGTACCCGTTACTGATATATTAGTACCGCCTGTTACACTTAAAACTGTTCCTGTACCACTTGCTAATACTGCACTATCAACGTAACTTTTATCTGATACTTGTCTTTGCCTGTACCCGTCAAAATACCATAAACGCTGTGTAGCTGAACTATCAAACCAAATCATGCCGAATTTAGAATAAGCAGAATACGGATTGTAAGACATAGGGGGAGTAAAATACCGCAATGTAGTATAACCCCCGTTGTGCCTTATTAGTTCATTTGTATTGCCGTTATTCACTATCACCTGCCCATTAGCGGAAAATGCAGTAAATATAATTGCAATCAGTATTTTTATATACTTACCCATATTATGTGTTTGATAATTGAATAATTTTAGCTTCAACGTTGTAGGTGCAACCTGTGAACGTACCAAATGTTTTTACTGTGATTGTTGATAATGCACCTGCCCTGATTTGGGTTGACATACCTGCGTATGGTATTGCACCGTCTGCAAAAGCGGTAGTCGGAGTTGGAGTGCCTGAAAGGTTGTTTAATGTTATTGCCATTGTCCGAGCAGTTCCACCCTCGTCCGTATAATCAACCCCTACTTTAAAGGCGTTTGTTCCCGCAACTTTTATCAATAAATTGCACTCAATCCTGTAAGAACGGTCAACGGGTACACTTTCAGCACAAATAGACGCAACCGCCGCAGTCCGACTCGTTAAACGACCCGATTGAACTATTACAGGATTGCTACCCGTTGCGTCAAGAGGTGTTATTGTACGGCTATTCAACATACCCGCAGGCATCTGTAATTTCCAATCAAACCCTGTTACCGCTTGGTCTAAAAGACTCAAAATTGGAGTACCGCTATTTATGAATCTTGCTACGTTTAGTGATGGGTCTTGCACAGCTACGGTTGCAATACCAACCACCGTAGAATAACCACCCCCGTTAGCTACCTCAATCGTATCTTTCGTTACATGCGTTACGATTGTTCCGCTTTCATCAGGTGGGGAAAGAGTACGGTCAGCAGTGAGGCTACCCGTAAAAGGTACACCCAAAAACTTTGTATAAAACGCACTCGTACCGTCTTTTAAATGTAATTCGCCTGAACTCGTATGATTTAACAATTGAGCAATAACAGTCGAAATCTGCTTTACCGCTACCTTATTCGTTTCTACAACTGAATTTGCGCCACCCGTTGCACCTATACGAAGATTGAACAATGTATAGATAAGCGTTGCCATGTCGCCATCCCATCCGAGGCTAACAAACAAATCCGCAAGGTTTTCAAGCGATCCGCCCGTATCTGTTGGACTGATTGAATTAGGTGCTGTTTTCAACGTTACGTTACTATGCGCTAACGATTTATCAACAAGTACCTGTGTTTGAAATGCTCCCATAATACTATATTAAAAGATGAACAAAAATAATTAAAAATTAGTTATTCCTAAGTTTTATTTTTAGGTGCGCCTAATTATGAGTAAGTGGCATCATAAACTGCATTATAAATCCTTGCATAAGGCGTTGCAGGTGTAGGCGTTACAATAGCGTTTTGCCCGTCATAGCGTTGCATTAAAATACATGAACCCGTAACCAAAGCATAGGCATCATTGCGTTTTAATTTCCATATATCCGTTAATGACGTTTGCGCCGATGGGTTGAAAATGATAAAGCTGTTATTTGGCTTGTCTATCCAAAAGCTATCTGCAATTATTGCCGATGTAACCGTTTCGAGCAAATAATCGGGTATTCCCTGCGATATTTCACCGATACATAGCTTTTTCATTCGCTTGAACAAAGCCATAATCTGCTGTTGGTCGTAAGCCTGCTGCAAGTACCCTACATTTATCCCTTTCGGATTTTCAGGTATCAAATATCCCTCTACCCGCACATTGAACGTAGGGTAGTAAGGGTTTATCAATATACCATCATCGGTATTCCACCCCGCAATATAGGTGTTGATATTCCCCGATTTATTGCTATTATATTGGGAATTAATCAGAATCGTATAAGGTAAGCTATTAGTGAAATAAATAGGTTCACTCCAAAGGTAATTAGGCGTACCAACTCCTGCACCCGTATAGTTTACTAACAATAAGTAATACGTTCCCTTTGTAGATAACCCTATATCGTTACATGAAAAAGACCATGTAGTAGTAAGCAAAGGCGTTGTTGTGCCGTCAAATGGATTGTAATAGTTGTTCCCCGCTATAACCTGCGTTCCCTTGCAATACAACCCCGAACCTGACCCGAAAACCGTATTAAAATCATAAGTTCCGCCCGTTAAGATATTATCCGCAGGTGAACCTACAACATGGAAATTCCCCGTATGTGGGTCGTATCTATCGCAAATGAATAACAACGGTACGTTAGAAGTCGCACCATATTGAGTATGGAACTGCAAAGTTATGGCATCGCTGAATTGAAACTTTTGCACATAGCTACTATCGTCCTGCCAACGCTGTATTTGCCGTCCGAAAGGTGCTTGCCCTAAAATCGGTATTCCCGCTGGGTCGCCAAAATACACTGAATTTAAAGCCGACTTGATTGTAATTGCTGCCATTGTTACTCCATTTTAAAATATTAATAATCCAACATCAGAACCTTAATTAAGCTACATCGCTTTGGTTGCCGAGCATCGGAACATATTTTTATCAGGAAGTAAAAGAAAAGGAAAAACTTTGGGTCAGAAAAGGTAGATTATTGTTGCTATAATTCACATTATCGTTAAATAGAACAAACTACGGTAGGAATTTTCTATTTTGTTTTTTGCCAACGCTTCCTAATGCCTAAAGGCATAAAAAGAATACTTATGGATAATTTAGACAAGTTGCATGGTGGACATGTACCGAGTTATCACCCAAGATATGGGAACAAAAAAACCAAAACAAGAGATAATTGTTTTGGTTTTTACAAATCTACTCTCAATGACTACCTCAGAAATAGTTTCGTTGTTAGTAGCTTTTGCTCCAGCCCTTAATATGCTGTTGCAAAGGTTGCTCGATAAAAAAAATTAAACACTTAACACCGCCTCCGAAGCGGTGTTTTTTTATTCCCTAAATCCCTCATTTTGTTTGCTCCGCCGCTTCAAAAAACAAACAGAAAATCCGTATCTGTCTGTTCTATATAACATAATGTCGAACATTATAGAACAAAATGAATCTCTTTGGTTATCTTCTGACCCAAAGTTAGGAAAAAATTATTGAATAAATCTACCGATTATCAAAATTCTTTCCTGATTACCTTTTATTTTACTTCCCAATAAAAATATGTCAAAGAACTTTATTCAACTTTTATTCGTACTATTGTGAAAATTCAACTATGAAATATCTACTGCTTTTACTCGTTTTATGTGGTGCGTGTAGTAAATCAAAGTACACTGAAATAAAACACCCGCCTTTGGATTCTGTTAAATCCGCCCAAATTTTATATAGCCATTAGGTCTGCATTTGTTGTTGACGGATGGCATATTAATTCAATAGTTGTAGGTGCATTATTACCTAGTTTCTGCGTAATGCTCAAAACGAACCCTTTGTAAATTCTACCCGCCCACGTTAACTGAATATATCCGTATGGATTTGTATTCATTAGGTTGTATAAATTAACAGGTGTTGCCGTCAAAACAGACAAAACAAAAGGTCTGAATAGTTTGTTTGGCAAGTTGTTCACTGGAATATCCGCCACCTCGTTAAACAATTCCACAAAGGGAGTAGCAGCACCGCCTACAACAACATTACTGCTTATGCCCGGTATTGGAACACTACTGTTATCAAATAGCAATTGATACTGATTCCTAAAAGTTATGTTTTTACCATCTTGCAAATCAAGTATTGACCTAAGTAGCGAACCATTGCGTATCAAATTCCTAGATGGAGATAGCGGTATATTTAAAGCAGTTTCAGGGTAATATTTACCTGCAATATAAGGCGCAAGGCTTGCCGTTGGGTCTGTCGCTTGCGCACCATAATACTTTTGAGGGTAAGAATAGGTAACGGTTGGAACTGCAATACGACTAGGATTGTATGCAGTAAACGCATAAGGCACACTTGTATCAATATACTGTAACAATACATTTTCATTCGATGCACTCGGAGTATTTGCCCCCTGCTGTTGTCTTGCTTTTTCAATAGCAAATTCATCTGTAATAATTGGCGAACTTAAATCCAATGTTTCAGGGTACGCCAATAATGGAGTAGTATAGTTTTGTTCACGATTAAAGCTATCCACACCGAAATCATTGTTTATCTGTTGTGTTGGATAACCTGATTTTATAGACGAACATTTGTCATTGCGCCAATCAGTCCATTTCAAATCTGCAACATTATCTTTTAAGTCGTAAATCATAGAACTGGCATTGAAAAATGTTTCGTACTTCTCAATTCGTATCGCATCCCCTTCGATAGATAAACCACACCCATAAACGCCCTTGCAAACGGAAAAGAAATCATTTACAGATACCGTTATGTATGGTTGTCCTTCAATCAATCTAAGTGCGTTCCCGCTTGTCCAAAGTACCGTTGTTGGGTCGCTATCTACGTCCGTTGCTGATGTGCTTAAAAATGTACTTTCGCCCGTAAATGTAGTGCCTACTGGAATAATTGGGAAACCATAATTATCAGAACTAACACTATTTAAACATGGTACTAATTTCTGCCATAAAGTAGATAAATTAAATCCCATCACTGGCGAAGGTGGAAATATTGGTGCATCATAAACTACCGATGAAGTACCCGAATTATAGCGACTGAAAAAGTTTAATCGCATATCGGTTATGGTAACATTCAATGTGTTGTGACTGTAACCCATCCCTGAAAATGCAGAACCTGCGCCGGGTGGCGTATTGTCTAATAACAAACTAAAAACATAACATTTCTGATACTTCAATTGCAAATTAACAGTAGCATTTAATTTTGATGGTGCGTGTGTTGCATCTCCCACAAATGGGTCTAATGTATCAAAAGGTGCGCCATAAGCCAATTGCATTGCGCTTACATGGCTAAGTGGAGTAACAAAACAACCATAAGGAAACTCAATCCTACCTATTTCCATTGCAATATACCTTGTGTGTCCGGGTGGTGTATAAGACGTACATACATCTGTAAACATATCTATTTCATAGATTACCGCCGCTAAGTGGAAAGGTATTAATACAGCATCGCAATTAACAGTTTTTAATGTCAATTGGATATTCACATCCATATCTATCGGGTCAACCCCCGTAGCACCATAATGCAATATATTTTCAAGGCAAAACTGCGCTCTTGTACCCGGTCTGCTATCGTTAACTCCCGTAAAAGAAATTTCGTTTAAGTGAAACGGTTGTGTACCTTGTATTAAAAACGGTTGTAGAATATCATTACCGACAAAAGTTGTAGTACCGTTATTTTGAGTGATATTGTAACTATTCATTGCAGGTAACGTATGCGCCCCTAGAATATCATCACCATTTGAATTGCCAAATATTCCCATTACCAACGGTGAATTTGGACTTGCACTCGAAGTATAGTTAGCTGAATAAAGTAATTTTATCCCGTCATGCAATATCCATTTGCCATCCGTATTCCATGCAGTGCCACCTAAGAAATTCCACAAAGGAATATTAAACTTTGTACCGCCCCACGCTGATAGGTTTTTATAAATACGGCTATCAATAGTTGTAACCTGTAATTGCCCCTTTTGTTCTCCAATAGTTTCAGACCCGATAAACTGATTAGCTAAGTCAACGAAATTGATAAAACAATCGTAAGCTGTTAGGTAAGTGAAATCGGTTTGCAGTTCCGCAATGGTTAGTTTTAATTCAGCCTCACTACCTCCCTGCGTAAAGTATGTATCTAAGATAATCGCACGACCTTCACCCGAAAACTTAAACCCCTGACCTTGCTTTCTAAAAATACCTAAATATTGCGGCTCTCTATCCCACATAAGGCTAATATCAGTCCACCCATCAGGTAAATCTATGTCATGCACTGCGGGAGAACTACCCACATGCCATGATCCGAACTCGTCAATAGTAGCAGAATAGTATAGCGTACTATCTTCGTTGGTAAGGTAAAATTTTATGTTGCTATCAAATGCCATTATTTCCTAAACATTTTAGTATTGTAAAGCCTGTCAACTGTATTCTTTAAGTCGTTTTTAGCGGGTTGTGTTCTTGTCGCATAAAGAGTATTTACAAGGCTTTGGTTTAAGTCCTGTAATTCCTCAACTATGCGTTTATCAGTCATTTGCTTAGTACGCTGTTCCATAAGCATACCCATTGACATACCATTTATACCGATACCGTTTATTGCATATTTCAATAGTTTTTCAGTATCACTTGCGTTCTTTACAGTTGAACCAATGGGAGCAGTATAAACACCTTCCTTACTCGCAATAGAAACATCACCCGATGGAGCAATAATCAATTCTGGTTTGTTACCCTCTGCCGCAATAAAGTGTGAAGTAGATGTAACTCCACCATCCTCAAACTGTGGTAACGGTTGGCTTGCCACTGCGTTATATTCAGCCGCACCGATACCAACTACCACCGCAGATAATGCCGCCGCTAGTATTGGTAAATCAGCGTATTCCGCCCATATCTTCATAACACCTACTGCGGTGTCCATTTCTATTTTTTGTTCTGCCGCTTGCTTGTCAAATTCTGCTTTACGAAGTGCTAATGCATTTGATTCAGCTTGCAACTCATTCTGCCTTGCCGCCGTTCTTGCCGCCTGTGCCGCTAATAAGTTGTCTTTAGTTATAGCAAAGTTTGTAGTAGCGTTTATTGCTTCAATCTGTTGTTGATTACGGATAGACAAAGCCTCTTTCTGAATTTCAAGTTGCCTTTCTTCATGTGCAAATTGGTTATCTTGAATTTCCCGTATAGCATCATATGCCTTTTGCGCTAATTCGATTGACTTTTCGGTAAACTCTTTTTTGCCTTTGATAATTTTATCATCCCTGATTTTATCCCTGTCAACTAAAAGTTGGTCAAGTTGGTTTTGTTGTTCTTGAATTTCATTAGTAATCTTATTGCTACCCACTTCATTTGCGCCGGGTGTAGCATTATACGCAATTTGTTCTTGCCTCTTGCGTTCAATTTCAGCTTTCTTTGCTTCAATTTCCCTGTTCTTTGACCCAATTTCCTCAAACGTACCCGAATAACCCAATGCCTCTAAGAATGGCATACCTCCCTCTGCGTATTGGCTATGCGCCGCACCTTCTGCCTTTATAGCTTTATCGGTAGCTTGTAATTCGATTAACTTATCTCTTAGTTCAACAAGTTTTGCAATTTCTTTATCAAGTTCTTCATTTACTTTTTCGTGTTTTGCCTGAATTTCCTTTGCCTGTTTTAATTCAGCTTCATTGGTGGCGTTTTGAATGTTTAACAAATCATTTTGCGCTTGCAATATCCTAGAGTGATACTTGTTTTCATCCTCACCTACTTGTCCATGCCACTTGATTATTATGTCGACCATTTTGCCTCCATGCTTTTCAGCCGCCACTAAATCTTTCGCACGTTGATTTTCACTATCCGTATATGTACGCCTACTTGCATCAAACTCCGCCTGATTAATTTTTAACTTTTGTTCGTACAACTGTTTTTCCAAAGCCAACGCCGCTTCAAGACCTTTGGCGTTGTCCTTCTTGGGTTTACCGTCTTTAGTTTTCCCATATTTATTTAATAAATCTCGTTCTTTATCAGCTAATTTGGATTGTTCCAAAATAATAGTACGGGAATACATTTTAAAGTTTTCTTCAAGTTGCTTATAATTATCCTCGTTTGCTTTTAAGTCAGCTACATACTTCGCTTTAGCAATATACCCCCCTGTTGAAAAACTGGCATCCCCCGTTAACCTCTTGTTTTCTGCCCTATTTTCTCTTATTTCACCTGCAAATTTATCCCTAGTGGCAATTGTTTCGTTTAGTGTTTTTTCATGGATATTTATGTCGTCAGATAGCTTAATGTACTCTTTTGCATCATCCAACTGTTTCTTCATTTTATCAGAACGAAAATTCTTTTCAAATTCTCCTTTGTCTTTGAATTGGTCTAATACGCCCGGTGCTAAACTTGAAATATCCTGATATGCCTTATACGCACCTTCTAACTGATTCTTAATACTCTTTACTCCATTTATGTAATCAGTCAATCTTTCTGCTTTAAATAAATCCTGCGTTTGTTTGGTTTTTTTATCAAAATCCATGCTATCCAATGTCTGACTTAGGTTTTTTACACTATCGGTCAATGCATCTAATCTATTTTTCGCTATTTCTTCTGAATCTGATAATTTAGTCATCCATTCATAAACGGCTGTTATTGCCGCACCAATTGCCGACCACCACACTAAAGACGCAATGATACGAATACCCATCCTTTCAAACATATCACCAAAACGGGTAAATATGGATAACGAACCTTTCGTAGCGTTATTAACTTCAATCTGTGCCTGTGAAAGTTGCTTTGCCCTGACAGCCAATGCCGCATATTCTGCACTCATTTTCTGCCCCGACATTTCCAACTTAATCATTTCCTTACGGACTGCGGAAAGGGAATTATATAAACCTATTTGAGATTCTGCGTGTTTTTGTGTGGCAATTGCGTCTTTCTTAGCCTGTTTATCTAAACCAATATCCGTCTGTTGACGCATTGCGGCGGTAGTGGTATTTATTGCCTGACGCAAAACTACCTGTTGTTCAGTCTGTTCTATTAAACGCTGTGTTAAAGCCTCCTGATTCCCTTTTCCCTCTTTTATCGCATAATTTAACGCCCTTATAGCCTGTTCCGTCCTTTGTAGGTCTAATTTAAGATAAGCAAGTGTTTCGGCATTTTCGGTTATCGTTGCTCCGTATTGTTCAGATAGTGTAATGCGTTGTTTTTCAAGTTCAAGGTTTTGTTTTTGAACGACTCCCAAATCTTGCGCCGCCTGTTGATATTGTTTTGTTGCCGCCGTCAATGCCTCCAAACTTTCCGCACCCTGCAAATCGACTTTAATAGACAGAACTTTATTACTCGCCTCGGTTATCTTTTCTTCGAGTTTAGTAATACCCGTTATAACCGCATCTATATCGGTAAGTATCTGCCCTTTGTCGAGTATCTCTAAAATATCTGCCATTACTTATTTTTTGCTATCTGTTCCTGCAAATTCTTGATATGCTGATTCAACCTGTTTTCTGCTATTGCCAATTCTAAAACAGTCATGGTATTTATGTCGTACCTAACGCCTTCTGTCTTGTTAATATCCATCAATCGGTTAATCAGATTCTTATGCCTGTTTTCGGGAGTGAGTTTGTCGCTTTTGGCTTGTTCCTTCTCCATTTCAGCAAGTTCCTTAGTCAATGCCTCATGGTTACGTTTGTTCCTGATTTCACCCGCACAAACCCGCTTCCAGTCATTTTCAAAAGTTTCCTTACTAAATGTGCAATTGTACTGCCCGAATGGATAAAGATTTTTGAACACTGCCGCACCTGCGGGTGAGTATCTTTCGTGCATCAACGTAGCCAAAACATTCACCAATTCCCATTGTGCCTCAATTGCCATTATTTGCCCTTTCAGATGCACATACGATTTCATATACTCATTGTTGCAGTTCTCGTAATATTGAGATAGCAACATTTGCAAAGCTGTCTGTATTTGTTCGGGCGTACCTTCGCCGATTGAACTGTAATTGCCATAAATGGTACAATCTATCATTTCAGACACTATCCATTTAGCGATACTTGTAACTTTTGGGATAAATGCAGTTTCCGTAGGCTGTTCCTCAATTATAGGCGTTTCAGGCACTACAATAGGCTGTGGCTTGATTAATTTACGTTTGGCATACTTATACAAGGTGTAGAAAACGGGAGGCTTTAAATCGTCTTGTTTTGCCCTTGCGCCCCACTCCATAAAATAAAGTACAACCCAATGTATCAGACCTGCATACCATGTACGGTAAATAATCCACAAAACAACCGAACCTAATAAAAGAAAAGCTATCAGGCATAACATAATTATTGCTTGCGCCCTTTCTGATATTGCCTTTTTTATGTACATTTGGGTATGGAAACTGCTTTTGAAAAGATTATTGATGAAATGGAATATAAATTGGCAATGCAAAAACGGTTAGACGAAATGAACCGTTCTGTTTCTGATATAATGTGTCGTGCCGCTAATATTATTGTAGCAAAAATGCTAAAAAGAGACGGCATGAAACGCATCAGACTAACCTGTGCAAAAACTAAATCGCTTCACGCATCTTTGCAACCAACGTAGGTGCAATAATGTTCCACGCTACACCTTTGTTTTCCTCCGTCAAATCCATAACGGGTGAACCTTGCCACTCTCTTAAAAATGCACTCTTTAACGTACCTTGATTTGTCTGCGAAGGACTATCAATAATATACTGTTCGCCTTCAATAGTTAAATCCATTGTACTGTGCATGTGTCCTGTATCGTCAAAGTCCGTTTCACCAGACTTGCCCGACAATCGTTTGTAATTGTAGTATGGTGTAGAATACGCCCGTAGTGGTTGAGTATAGCTATCTACATGCTGTTCCTGTTGCTGATTAATGACAAGTCCTACTATCTGCTCTTTATTTTCGAGCATAGCCTCACCTGCAAGAGTAACAACGTTACTTCTTATGCTTATGAGTTTCTCCTTTAGTTGTGTCGCTGTCATGTTCAGGTGCGGATTTAGCCTTTACTGTTGGGTTAAACTTCTTCCAATAACCTGCTATATCCGTATCACTCCAATCGTAACCATTATCGGCAAAGTGCTGTTTAAATCCGTCCAATGAAACTGACTTTACAAATTCTTCTGAAAAACCTATTACCTGCATAAAAAAAGTTTTTAAAGGTGGCGAAGGTTTTATGCTCCGCCACCGTTAAGGATTAGAATGTATGAACTGCGCAATTCGCTCCGTTGGTGTTATTGCCAATAGCTGTTACGTAGTAGAAATTTGGAATCAACGGTATCAGTACGGAAGGTGCGGCAAACGCTAACCTTACTTTGTTACCTGCTGTTGGTGGGGCTGATAATACAACCTTCAAATAATAGTAAGTTTCTCCGGCTACAACGTTTGTGCCTATTGTAATAGAAGTGGGCGTAGGTGAAATTGCAGTACCACCAACTGTAAGGTTTGTAGCTACAAGGCACGTAGGATTAGCCACCATTAATGCGCCGTAGTCCTTAATGATGTCGTAGCTGTCCTGACCTGCTTTTGCAACGATGGTGATTGACGTTGTAGTTAAAGCTGGCGGTATAATGCTCGAAATATCGGTTAATACTGCGTTCTGCAACATCGTGATATTATCGGCACTGTAATTCGCCTGATACACCTTGAACCAATCGGCTGTTTCTTTTTGCAATGCAAGTGAAACTCTGATAGGGAACTGTAAACCTGTCTTTGTAGTACGAGGCATCGGATTACCAACCCAAAACTGCATCATGTCATAGGCTTGCAAACCATTCAGACCTGTTTGGTCTAAAGTACCATGCCAGTTACCCAAATCGTCAATGATGAACATATCGTATTTGGTCTGTGCATTTTTGAACCCTGTAATTTCAATGAAGTTACCCATTGATTGCAGATACAAGAAACCAAATATTTTCGGGTGGCTGTACACGTTTGTTTTGTAGATACCTGTGTCCCATGTTTCATCACCTGCTGTTTCGTCCTTAAATTCATCCAGCTTTGTCAACCCGAACCACTGTGAAGTGTAGGTATCGTTGATGAATTTAGCGTTTACATAGGTAGCAAATGTGGCATTATCCACCATCTGCGCCAATGGGATAATCGTACCTTTTGGAACAAGCACGATGGTTTTAAATACTCCCAATTCAGGGAATGTGCCTATCGAACCTGTTTGGCTGATAATGCTTTGACTGTTTAAATTTACGTTGCTGTCCATAGCTACTGTATTTTATTTGTTATTGAAAAAGGTTAAACATAATTTGTAATCTCCATTGTAATATAATCCCCGTCATTAAACCCAAATGGTGTGCCCGCTACTGTCCATGTTCCTGTGCCTACATTGTAGTTAGGTAATGTTATTGGTGCATCATTTTTAAAGAACGGTACTGTAACATTTTTCCCTGCTAAGAAAGATAAATTTGTATCTGTGTAAAGAGGGGTAAATGTGTTACCTTCTCCATACTCGGCATAAATGTATCTTCCGTTGCCTACCGAAATAACATTCGCTAAATTCGGTACTGTTTTTATATAGAATACAGGTGAAATCTGCATTGGTAAAAGTTGTTTAATCGGTTGTGCAGTATGTTGGTTTGGGTCGTAGATAAGTTCCATGTCAATTCGGAAACAAAAACGAGGATGCATATCATCAGACAAACTTTCTAATTTTGACTGACCGCTATACCTTTCAAGTACCGTATCAACGTCTTTTACAATCCCTGTTACGGTAAAACCGCAACCATTCCACTGTAAGAAGTTGCGTATATCATTTACACAAACTTCATCAAGACGTTGGTTATTTGCACTACTAATTCCCGCAGGTGTTATTTTGCTTAGATTAACAAAAAACAACCATTGGAATTTAGCCATGTGATAGCCTGTTTCCATCCGCTTTATCGGGTCAACCAAACCGAAGTATGATAATCCCGCTATCCTATCGTCAAAGAACATTCCCCCTTGTGAGTTCTTGCCAAAACCTGCATCGTATTGACCCGTATTAGGGTTATAAAATTCAGGTATGTAGCCTTTACTCCCACCCTCACCTCTATTTACTCTATTCCTGTACGCCCTTCCGTAACTGTTGTAATTGCTATCGTTACACCCCCACACTCTTTTTATTACCTGTTCCCATACTCTTGTTTGGAGAGTTTGCACCCACCAATCTATCTCATACGGGTATGGTAGTGTTACATTAGCCATTACTTACATCATGTGTCCCCATGTCGGGATTTTAACCCCTGTACCATTTACGGGAGGTACTGAATGGATAACATCAGGCGTAGCTAAGAATGTATCTTGAATACGCCTAACTTCCAATTCTATTTTATTCTTTAATCCCATTCTGTAATCAACCGCTACCCCGCCATGTGGCTTTTCATACCGCATACCATTCAAGGTTTCGTACATTCCCGCCAATTGGTCTTGCGTAACCCGCATATCGGCATTAGAACGTGGACTATTGGTTATTTCCTCTATGCACTTTGCAGACATCATCAAACCCATAAGGTTATCAAATTCATGTGCATTTCGGATAATAGTGTTGGTAAAATCCCACCATGTAGAAATCTCCACACCTAAACCGTAAGTTCTGTAATTGCTGAAATATTGGTCTCTGCGAAAGGTCAAAGTAGCCATATCGCTTGTTGCCTCAAATGCCTGATAAGCAAACATATTCGGGTCTGCAAACCAATTCAAGTAAACGTCAACCGCCTTTGCTCCCTGCGATTCCAATTGGTCTTGGAAATAACCGAAGAAAAATACTCCCCCTTTATGCGTATCGTCAAGTCTTGACATATACAGATTTTCAAGGTTGTAGATTGTTTGGTCATTCGCAACCGTAACGGTTAAATCCTGCTGCCAAATCGGTGCTGAACGCAAGTCATTGAACATATAGATTGTAACAGTACATGGAACAGTAGCGGTAAACGAAATACTGTCAATCTTTGCCGTATAGTTCCCATCAGCTACCTGCAACTGCCAACCACAAAACTTAGCGGCATTAGTTATCGGTCTGTATGAAGTCCTGAACGATTTTTCAAAGATTATCAAAGGTTGCTCAACCAAAGATGGCTGACGGAAAACAGACGCTAACCCATCCATTACAACGCCTACCTGCATATCTGTTAGCAGTGCATTGAAGTTGTCTTGGGTTATGCTTTGGTCTTCCTGTGCTGACCATAGTTTATCGGGGCTGCAAGCGGGGTTATCACGTTGGTAATAACGACCTGATAGGCATGAAGTATTAACAGTATTGAGCGTAAAAGGAAAGGTTGTTGTTGTGGGTTGTTTCCATCCCTTGCGACCTATAAGAACTGGCAATACTCTTGAAATATCAAAGCCATTCGTATAAGAAAGCGGCACAATCTGTATAGGCAACGTAGATACGTTTAAGCCCGCCGTATAAGTTATAACCACATTCCCTGCCGCCACACCTGTCAAAATTCCCGTTCCCGCCCCTACCGTTGCTACTGACGTATCAGATGAAGTCCATACACCACCCGCAATAGAATTGCCTAGCTGTGCGGTTTTCGCAACAGCTAGGAATCCATAATTGCCTGTGATTGGAGTTGACATTGTTACTTGCCTAATTCTTGATAACCGTAAACATTTGTTGTATCGGTAGTCCTTGTACTATAAATCTTAATCCTGTACTTAGGAAATGTTGTAAGACCTATATTCCATGTATTAATGGTAGTGCCTCTTTGCAAAGTATAAGTCTTAGACGCACCGAGGCATGACGTACATACGGTAGTTTCACCCGTAAGAGTTTGCCATGTCCAACCGTCAAAACTTGCCTGCAAAGTTGCCACACCACTAAAGCTATCTGCAACCTGAACAGTTTTAATGCTAAAGGTTGAGTAGAACGGTAAAGAGTTAGTCCAACTGATGTACGAAGTGTCAATACCTGACAACTTAGTTTTAGTTGCTGAACCAATCAAGTTTGTCCAAACCGTTTGCGCCTCTGCGCCGAATCCGATGGCTATTAATGCCATAATTGCTATAAACTTTTTCATTTTGTATGTTTTTGTTTTTAAAAGGTTAGCAATTAAGGAACTAAGCCAAATTCGTAAACAACACTTTCGTTAGCAGTAGAGAAAGGAGATAAAGCAAATGCGTTATCCACTGAAATCTCAAACTGCATCATATCATCCTGTGCAACACCGTTGGTAGCCGAAGTGTCCTGACGTAATGCGTAACCATGTACGGCAAAAACAAGTCCACCTGAATAGATACCGCCGGGGTTTGTAATCGGGTCAACAATCGAACCGTAACCACCGAGGTAAGACATATAATCGCCATGTCCTTCCCTGTTCTGCTTTGGAATCCACTGTATGTTTGCGAAAGTACCGGGTTGCATAACAAGTGCAACACCCGTTGGATAGTTTGCATCTGAAAGTTCAACCGAAGGTGCAATTTCCATGCCTGTAAACTGGAACGCTGTATTTACGGCGTTACCTGCACCCTGCGACATCCAATACTGTGCGTTGTTGTAGGTTGCAAGGTCAAACACTGCATCAAATACACCGCTGTTATAGTAGTTGGCAGTCATTACGGCTTTTGCAAGCTGTGTGAACTGTTTACCATATCCGGCATTTGAAATTTCATGTACGAAGTTTGCCGCATTCCATGTAACCTGCGTACCAACGGGAGTAGTAGTTTTCACTATCTGATTCTTAGCGGCAAGCAAAGCGGCGATGTTATCAGTTTCAATCTGCGCATGAATATTCAATATGCAGTTCTTTATGTTCTGTGCCATTGCCTCATTGAAAGTGAAAATGTTATTATCCATTTCTTTCAGTGAAATCTGGAATGAATCAGCATAAGTAACCCATGTGAACGTCTGTTGGATTGAATCACCGCTAGGGCCGGTATGTGTTGCAGAACGTTGAGATGCAGGAGTGCGGCTCTGACGTTTCATCATGTAGCCATAAACTGCCCTATCTTCCCTTGTGCGGAGGTTTTCTACTCCTTTTACAAGAATGTTTTTGTTTTTGATACCCAATGCAACGGTAGGTAATACCTTTTCACGCATTTCGGGTTTTGTGAATTGCTCCGCTAGTGTAGTCTGTGCTGCGACTAGGTTAGAAGCTGTAAAATTTGCCATTTTTTTGAAGTTAAAAGTTAACTCCAACAACCGTAGGAAAAAACGTTGCTCAAAACATGAGCAGGTAGGACATTAGAAATAGAACTATTTGCTAATTGTAGGTAAAATTAGTAAAAGTTTTTGATTTACCAAATTTATTTTATTAGGCAAGACTAATTTTTAAATAAAAAAGCCAGATTGAGAACAATCCAGCCCATTATTTACACCATTAAAACCACATGAAAATCCTAATCCATTATGACGGCTTGACCCGCATCTTTCAATTCTTTTACTTTTGTGGCAAAGTGAGTGGCATATTCTTCGCCGTTAATGCTTTTACCGCTATTGGCATCAGTCCATGCCTTTTCGATTTCAGAACGCTTTGCAGAAGTAACATTCCCACCTTTAGCAGGGTCATTTTGACCGCCACGACCTTTAGGTGGTACGGGGTCTGTTGTTTGTGCGCCTACCTTGAACCCTTTTTCGCCCTCAAAGAAGTTAGTTAAAGCCGTTTTAGCGTCAACTTCTTTTTGCGTCATTTCCTCAACTACCTTTTCACCGTTACGATAGGCAATAAGTTTGCCGTTTTCCTTCTTAAACTCGAACCCGTTAGCCTCCGCAAGTGCCTGTAATTCCTTCTTATTCATACCGTTGTATTCGGCAGGTATGGCATTGTGTATAGTGGTAAGCAGTTCAACTTTGGACAATTTACCTTCAACCTGTTCCTTCTCTTTGGTAAGTGTAACAATGTTTTCCTGCAACTTTTTTACCTTGCCGTCAACATCGCTTTTACTCTCAAAATACTGTACGAGGTCTGATATGTCTTTGCCCGGAAACTCCAAACCGTTATCCTTTTTGTAGGTCTTAACCGCTACTTCAATCCCCGCTTTACGCCCAACCTCTACCTTTTCACTTTCAAACTTAGCTAATCCATCAATGGTAAATACCTTTACTTCGGGTATATCCACGTCAACATCCGTTTTGGCTTCTAAGGCATCTTTTATGTTGATACCCAATAGTTTAGCCATTTTTTCAATACTTGATTTGCTTAAAGCCATAAATTTTATGTTTTTAAAGGTTATTCGTAAATAAACGTGTCAACAAAACCGCCATCAATTTCGGTATCCCCATCCTCACGAAGTCTGCGTATCATTTTAATAGGGATTCTTTGCCCGTCCTCTACTAAATATTGCTTAGTATCGTGAACCTTTGTATTCAATTGTTTTGCTCTCTTTGGCTCAATCCGAACATTAGTGAGCAACTTTTGTTGTAAAACTATTTCGTAACGGTCAAACATTTGCAAACCTCTGAAAGTCTGCATGTGCGGGGTTACAAATACCGAATAGCGGGTGTATTGTTTGTTTTCTCCCAAATCAAGTTTCTTAGCAGTTGCCGTAGGTTTTGGGGTTGGTGTTTCGGCAACCGCCGTATCTACTAATGTTACATCATTTTCAGAAATCACACCCAATGCAATTTCTTTTGCCCTTCTTTGTTCTTTTGTTAATCCAGCCATAATTATTGTTTTTTACGCTTTAAAAATCTGTTGTTTTGGTAATGGTTGTTGTCCGAGTAGTTTGTTTTTTGCATTTGCCTTTTTCAAATCTTCCTCATACATAGCCTGCACTTCCTCATTCGCCTTTAGCTTAATCGGTGCTACTTCTTCTTCCCATTTGGTTGCCATGCCTTTAATGACGTTCTTAATTTCAACGTACATCACTAAGCTGTAATCAAACTGTATAGCCGTTGTGTACTCAATCGCATTTAAGGCGTTGCACATTTCGAGCAAATTAAAGTCATAACAAGACTTGTTAATCAAAGCCTCAAACGTTGACCATGCACATTTCAAAGTGTATTCCGTTTGGTGTTGCAGTGCCTTATACAACCACGTTTGGAAATTATCATGTATCAATGACTTGTCGAACTTTTGCTCACTTAAAGCGGCATCAATTTTCTGATTTAATAGCTGTTTGTAATCCTGCATTTATGTTTGTTTAAGAATTTATTTGCTTATCCAAATTATCTAACTCAACTTTTAACTGTTGCTTCTTAACGCCTTTAGCCTTTTCCCACTTGGAGAAAAGTTTATTGTACGCTAAAATTAAAACCGATTTATCAGCTAAAACCTTAGACTTTGGCATAGTTATTTGAACACCTTTTTTTCCATCATGCGTAACTGGAATATATCCGTAATGCCTTCTAACTTTTTCAGCTTATCAGCATACTCAATAACAGATTGATTTTGGATATTAATGAACTGTATAAAAAATACTTCGCAGGCTGTGTAATCTTCAACCGCATCCATTGTTTCCTCATATAGTTTAAGTAAATCGTATTCCATTTGATACGCACCTTCGGTAACTTCATTGAGTGTGCTACCGATTTCGGGGGTGCTGATTGTGGGAAGTTCGGGCATTGTATTCCACCCTACTAAATGGTCTTGTAATATCTTAGCGTGTACGCCTTCATCAACAGATTCGGCTAAGTAAAATTCAGCAGCAACGTCAAAGCCATTAAGTTTACAAAAATTAGACGCAGCAAGGTAATAACGTTGTGCATACAATTCGTTATAAATCCTTTCATTAATCAACTTTATTACCTCACTTGGCAAAGTCTGCATTTCCATATAACTTAGTTTAATTGAGTTTGTTGTTTTGGTTCAGGTGGTGCAAGTCGTTTCGGGTCAATCTCGCCTATTTTACTATCAGCATACGCATCACGCATAATAATCAACCTTTCATAACTATACGTCATAAACCAATTTTCGGGCAACAATTCAAGCCATTGGCTATAAAATAGCTTTGCGGCATACTGTTTCGGCTCAACAAATGCTATCTGCGCCTGTTCAATGCTCATAAATGGTGCGGGGTCTAAACGGAACTCCATTACTAACCGTAGTCTTGTAACTTCATCACCGCTATATTCACTATCCACCCACTGCATGTAAATATTTTTCAGCGAACTGTAATTAGTCTTGCCATTGGCAATCGCTAACTGCAACTTATTCCATATCTCATCGGGAGATTCAATAAGGAAACGCCTACCATAGTTGATTTCACAACCTTTATAATCATTAGGGAAATTGAACTCCCCGATTCTATTTGTAATCCACTTTTCAATCCACTCGCAGGCATCGGAATATTTACATAGCCTGTCATTAACTGGCTGAACGTCTATAAACCTGCCTGTTGCAGTTTCTTGGCTACTATCTTCTAATTGGTGCGTACCCCATGTACAATAATGCGCCTCACGATACTGACGGTCAACCGTAGATTTCATTTCCTGCCAACTATCAATAGCTGTTTCCACTGTTCCGCCCGGCACTGTAACCACTGGCATATCCTTATTAACGGGGTATGGCAATAGCATCAGTTTTGAAACATCTTTCTTACTATCCTTACCGCTACCGTTACAACTAGGACAATCTGCGCCCTGACGTTTACCCATTCCCTGACAAGTAGGACACTTGCCTACATACATCCAATTCAACGGGAAACCATGATGCAATTCAAACATAACCAACACTGAACGACTGCGCAAATGTTGGTCTGCTATACCAAAAGTATTGTTATCGGGGGAAACGTAAAATTCACGCACATTATCCCAAATGTTAGATGCTGTTACCGCAGGAACGTAGCCGAAATAATTAGGGTATGTTTCATCTTGAATTATTGTTGCCTGACCGTTATTCCATAGAATAAGATAATCGTAGGCATCATCAATAACACGATAGTAACCGCTTTGCCCTGTATCTAAGGACTTATTTACATCCTGAAAGTTCTGCATAGTCGGGGCAGAACCAACCGCTGTTCCATCACCGTTACCCACCTTCCTATCGGTCTTGAATACAAGATACTCAAACATACGACCATGAGGCTTCGGCATATCGTAAACGGTCTGAACGCATTTGTAAGTAGGGTATGTTTCATTGTCGCCTACCTCCATCATTATAATACCCATTGGGTCATACCAATAAGCGGGCATGAAGTACGTTTCAATCCACTTGCGGATAGAATAATGGTCTTTGACGTTTGATAAAATATTCTTTAGCTGTTGTTTCTTTTCACCATCAATATTGTAGTTGGTAGAACCGCCTTTAGCCGTAAATATCTTGTCAATAGGTCTATGTAGTCGTGAATAGAAATCTTCGTTAGAAGGGGAATATAACTGCCTCAATTTGAGCAATCGGGAATCCTCATAGTAATCGAACTTAGTAATAGCCTTATCAAGTCCTTTGCCCGTCATGTGCATAGTACAATGTGCATCGTACTTCTGTATTTCCTGAACATACAGCTTATTAGGTCTATCCCGAAGGATAGACGTAATACTAAGGCTTTTATCCGCTTGTTCCTGTAATGGCAGTATCATACTATTTCACAAAACTAATATTGTTATTTGTATAAACCAAATATTTTTTATTAGGCGTGCCTAACTTTTGTTTTTAGAGTAGCAAATTATTTGTTTTTATCGCAATAAAATCGTAAATTTACCTTATAATCACACTCGTACTGTGAATAAAAACATTGCCTCTTATAAGGTAAGCTATGTACGAGATAGCCCCTTATTTGAGGATTTACTTTTTTATATGAAACTAATACCGCTAACACAAGGGCAATTTGCAAAGGTAGATGATGATGATTTTGAATGGTTAATGACCTATAAATGGTATGCTAAGAAAGTAAAAAGCGGTTATTTTTATGCATATACAAAGAGAAATAAGAAAATATTTTCCATGCATAGATTGATAATGAATACTACCGATAAATGCGTATTTGTTGACCATAAATTACATGATACTTTAGATAATAGGAAAAGTGAATTAAGGATTGCTACACGTAGCCAAAATGGTGTAAATAAAAAACAAAAAATGGATGGCGCAAATAGATTTGTTGGCGTTCATAAGGTTGCTAGAAGTAAAACATTTAGGGTAATGGCATATAAAGACAATAAGCAATTTTATGTTGGTAGTTTTAATGATGAGGTAGAGGCGGCATTGGCTTATAATGAAAAAGCAAAAGAGTTACATGGTGAATTTGCGTTCCTTAATAAGATACCATAATACTATCTTTCTACACTAATCATGTCCCAACCGAGATTCTCCTCATTTTCTATTATAAGCGTTAAGCAGTCTGGCGCATCGTCAAAGGAGTTACCGCCAGCAGCCATATATCCTTGCACATCCCTAGCGAACTTCGGGAACATTTTTTCCCAATTAGCGGGGTAGTAAATCATATTTTGCACATCAGCCGCCTTAGTAAATATCCTCACGTCTTTATTATCCCGTTGGTGAAACCACTCAATAGCCGTACTTGTATTACCCATTTCACGACAAATACGTTCCACATTACGGGCAAATCCCCTGCCACCGTTATTACTTTCAATCCTAGCTAAGTTGACTTCGTATTTAGTAAGCTGTTTAGCCGTTTCCCCCTCCGTTGTTTCCATTCCCTGCGGGGTGTAGTAAATATCCAGCACATAATACCCCGCAATTGTAGGCATGTACACAATAGAACATAGGTAGTCCTTACCCGTATCTGCTGTATCAATAACACATTTCACTATACCGCAATCGGGTGGTAAGACATCATAAGTCTTGAACGTCTTGTACAAACGCCCTTCAATCGGCATAGGTCTTTGCATGTACTGACGGTCAAAAACTATCTGATTAGCTTCCCTTAATGCCTCCAATTCGGGGATAGTATGCTTGAACTCCCATAAAGCTGTACCATCATCCTTTATGCAGGGCAATGATACGACTGTCCAATTTTCCTTATTATCTTCAAGTAAATACCCGCATAAATCCCGTTCATGTAGCCTCTGCATAATGATAACAATAGGCGTTTTACGGTTATTTATACGGTTTTTAATTGTACTTTCCCACCGATTATTTACACGTTCCCTCTCTTTTTCATTATCGGCATCATCAGGCTTTATCGGGTCGTCAATAATCAACGCACCGCCAAATAAATCCCCGCTTTCGGCAAAAAAGGACTTCATTTCTTTATCTTCATCAGCAGTTGCAGACCCGACAAGACCCGCACCAAAACCTGTTACCTGACCACCAGCCGAAGTAGCATATAACCCTCCGCCCTTAGTAGTGTTCCAAATCTTCTTACTATCCCTGTTTTTTCTTATCTGCACTTCTGGAAATAACTCCTGATATTCAGGCAATTGCGTGATTTCTTTAGCATAATCACTATTCAATAACGCCAAATCATCAGAATACGAAAGGTGAATAAATTTAGCCGCAGGATTGATAGCCAAACCCGCCGCAATGAAGTTCACAACAGCCATTTCCGTTTTCCCGTATCGAGGAGCGATGTTAATTATCAGCCTAGTTATCTCCCCACGCAATACCTTATTCAAGGCATCAGATATGATTTTATGATGTTCGCCAATAACAAACTTTGCAGGTCTGAAACGGGCATGAAAAAAATACCTAGTAAAGTACAAAAAATCAGTCATACACAAAGCCTTCTTCATGTACAACTGCTCAATATATTCTTTTGTGTGTTCAGCCATTAAAATCCAAACAGTTCTAAAACTTGTGAAATTTTTTGAAAATTTTTTTAAATTAGTCCATTTAATGAACGTCCGAAAGGACGGATAACTTATCGAGATTGACCGTTGCGCTATTACCAATTTTTTGTAGCACAAAATCACCGTTCGCATCCTTAACTACTTCATTGTGTCCGTTTTTGATTACCCTATGTTTACTCACCTCATCGGGCGAAGGTATGCGGGTTTCGTTGATTTCATCAAAATAACTGTCATCAACAAAAATATCTTCAATCGTTGAAATATCCCAAACTTTACCATTGTATTCAGTAGGTTCCCAAATATCAAAGCCTAGTGATTTTGTCCAGTAGTAACCCTCCTGTCTTTCCATGCTATGCGTTTTTAGTGTTTAATAATACCCAAAGTTACATATACTCCCCCGAATATTCACTACCATAAACCCGTTCACGCCGTAACGCAACAGACCCGCCACCAAACCACATCGCAATCCTCTTAATAAGCCGCATAAACTTAATTTTGCATGTTACAGAAGTTATTACCATACTTACGTTTTTGTTACACTAACACGCCTTCACAACCACCAAACTACCCGCCAAATACTGCCTCTCTATAACCTCACCCTTCGGACTACACCACGACACCGTAATAACATCACCCTCAACTGCACTAACAACACACTCACGCTTGCCAACCGCTAACCTCACTAAATCACCCACCTTTATTTTATACATGCGTATTTGCTTTAATGAAACTAAAGAAACCCAAATTTAATCGAAAATTTTTTTAGAACATACTTTTATTCGTTACATCATTACCCGATTCATCCACCCATCTTGTTTCAAAAATCATTTGCTTACTACTAAATATTTGGCTAGTCTGTTCGGTATGACCTTGAGATTCGTGCCACTTATTGCACTCTAAATCAAAATAAGATTTAGCCTCAGTGTATTCAGGCACTTTTGCAACATCTGTTTTATTTGGTAACAGTTTAGTGAAAAGTAGTATTAGAATAAGTGCAATCAGTAATATTATTAAGAATACTATCATTACGATTTAGTTTAATAAGAGTTAACATTCTGAAATTGGTCGAACTTGGGGAAATTTTTTACTACTCCAAATCTAATCGCTCTAAAGTTATCGGATGCCTATCCCTAAGCGCACGAATAGGTAAACGCAATAAGAACCCGCCAAATTAATAGTCCGATGTGGCTCATTTTCCTTAAACATATTCTCGTAAATATTCCTTAATTCTAAATCACTCATATATAAATAGTTGTTAAATGTCTAAACAATCCAAAAATAGTCTAGCATGGAAAAGTGAGGATATACTCGCATGTCGTAAATAAAAGGGGGTGTACCGGGTATGTTCTGCCATGTGTATAATAAACGGGGTGTAGGTGTTCAAAAGTGCCTGAATGAGTACAAATGTAGGTTAAACGTGTAAAAGTGCCTACAATTGCCTTAAAATAGCCTTTATTCACCGTCTGACATACTCAATGGGTCTGCGATAACTGGTATTCCGTCCCTGAAGGTATAATCTATGGCAGTGATTGGTGCTGGGTGGGTGGTTTCAGGCTCTTTAATCTCCTGTTCATGCCCGTTATGCTCGCTGTCTGCTACTTGGTACATATAGTTAGTTGTTTGAGTGTTTGAATAATGTTATTAGTCGCATAGGGTCTGTGCTGTGGTGGTCAACATAATAGCCTACAATGAACTGAAGTACGTCTATATTGTGATGCAGGTAGTCATAGTGCTGGCATCCAGTGTACGTTATGCAGGTACTTTGTAACATATATCCTTCCATGTTGCCATTACTACACCTCACTGTTCAACTTATCGCTGATAGCCTTAGCATCTGCAACACTCAACGCCACGTTAACCGGCTTGTTGTCGGAAGTAACATCTAGTTTATCACCGTACTTCTTAGGTGCAAGTTTACTCAATATCCATTTTAGCGCATCAATACGCACTCGGCACAAAGAAACGTGAGCAGATGCCATTTGTGGGTCAATTACGACTACTTCGTTAGTATCTGGGTCAATACCTTTGCCCGCCATCGCTAAGGCTAATTCATCCCCTAATGCCATTACCTGTTCTTCCATGTTTTCAATCTGCAAAGTTCGGGCATGTGTGTATTTGTTCCCTACTTCCGTATTGCAGACTATAAATTCTCTAAACTTCGGGCAAGAGATATTATTTTCCTTACATATTTTAGCTAATCCTTTAGTAGTATTTGCAAGTTCTGAGAATATCTTATCTACAATTTCGTTACTATATTCGGTAGCCATAACGTATTATATTTAGTATTTATACAAAAGTAATAAAGTTTTGTGATATGGCAAAATGTTTTTTTAGGTGGGACTAATTTTTATTGTTAGGTTGTGCGAACTGTCAAAGATTGATATTGGCGTAATCGGGTGAGATGTGTGCTGGTGTCAATTTATTTCAGTTCTGTTTTTCGGCTGTAATGCAGTCTGGTATTGTATTTGCGGGTATTTTGTACGTTTTTTTGTAACGTCCTTAGTAGTATAGGACGTTATAAAGTTTGTGTTAAAATCGGCTGTAAGTCAATGTGGGCTTATGTTTGAGCGTATTTTGGCACTGTCATTATTTTAACTTACCTTAGTAATTCATTCCTTTGTCAATGAAAATCAAACTTGAAATAGACGAAAGTAAGTTAACGAAAAATATATTTATTGGTAAGTTAGTTATTCCAGTTAGCGAGGTAACTGATGTGCATAAGTATATTTTAGCTGCTGATGGTGTAAAGGTGCAAAAAGTGTACCATATTGAACGGCAACAGTATGTTAAAGTATATTATGCCGAAGGTGCAAAAGAATTGATTTACAAGCTATCCCCGGCGGGTAAATGTTTGTTTCTGTTCATTATTCATCACTTAGAGGTGGGAAAGGATTGGTTTGTATTTGATCGTAGCTTGTACATGCAAAAGAATGGCATTAAGAGTATAAATACGGTTAAGGGTGCGCTCACTGAATTGTGGGATATGGAATTAATTTGCCCGACTGCCGCATATCCTAATGTTGTATATTGGATCAATCCGAAATACTTTTTTTGTGGTAATAGACCTAAGTGTTACCCTAACAATTTGGATATTAAATAGTAAAAGCGTTGCCTGTATTGACTTTCGCCCGTATTTCAATAATCCTTACTTATTTTATTTGTAATGTGTTTAATTTATTTCGCAATTTGGGTTAAATACCTACACATGGTATAATATCGTTGTATGGTAGTATTATCAATAGTTTGAGGCAACATATTAATATCAACAAAAAATAAAGGTGTATTTTTATTTGGAAAGTAGTACCATGTGATAGTATCTTTGTGTTATCGAAGCAATAAAGCGGAGATTTTAAAATTCCAAACAATGAACACTTCAAACCAACTTACACGCAAAGAGGCAACACGCATAGCTAATGAGATTATGGGTAAGAAATGCCAATCGTCTATACTTACTATGATTTCAGATTGTGGTCAGAAAAAGGTATGTGAACCCGCTCAATTGATTACAGGCTATGAAATCATAGACGGATTAGGATGTTGTGAGTTAATGATGATTGTAGGTGGAGAATCTGTACTTTACGATACATGCTTTAATATCAGATAAGCCAACCACAGGGCGCAGCATCTCACACTGCATCAACATTAACCACCAAATTTTAAAGCATGAAACAGACAATCACAGAAATAAGAGTAAATAAAGTATTAGATACTCAATTGAATTATCAAAGGTGGGGGATTATGACCCGCAGAGAATTTGTGCATAATTGCATACTTAAAGGGATTGAAATAGTATCTATTGAAGTCCGCAATTATGCGGCTGAACAAAAAGAAACTGCATGGCTTGAAAAAAACAGTTGGTCGCATCCATGGGGTAATATTAACCACCCGCAAACAATATCCTACAATGACCGTAAAAATGCCTTAAAAGAAGGATTTTTTAAAACTGAATATAGGGCAATGTATGCAGATGGGTCTATGACTGTCTGTACTAAAATTGAATATGATTATTATTCTTCAAAAATTGCTCAACCATAACCATGAAACAGCACACAATAACCACAACAATAGAGGGAATCGCAGTAACGGTAACGGGCGTAGGTTTAACGCTATTAGCGGCGAAACGGGACGCAGTTTTAAAGCTGGTTAACGTTTCCTCACAGATGG